AAAAGTAATTTTATAGCCTTTAGGGATTGGCCCATGCTCTTGCTGCCAGACAAGAATATGTTTCTTTTGCCATTGGTAGGGAGCTCTATGTTTTCGCTCCCCACCGCAAAACTCATTTGAAACCTTCACAAACCAGATAAATTTACCCTGATTCCCTGACTTTCTGATGCGCTCATCCCCGACGTTTAGCGCTCTGAATGAGTGACCATCAGGACGCAATCCTTTCATCCGAGATGTCCTTTCCATCAATAAGCATATACGCATATGACTTTTTGAGATTCTTGTTCTGGGCAAGAACTTTCTCTGTCTCAAGGATTAGCTTGCCATTGTTGATCATCTGCTTTGCCGTGTTCATGACGAGGCGGCTCTGCTCATTTTCCTGCTGACGTTCTTCTGGGGTGAGGTCATCACGGAGAGAAACGAGGATTCTTTCACCGAGGATGTCTTGAAGCTTCAAAAGGGTCATTATGCACTCTTCCTTTCATATTTTTCTACAAATGTTGTGATAGCTGCTTCCAGCAGGTCTTGCATGGACGCAAAGCACATTGACTCATACACTGACTGCACCCGTGATCGCAGGGAGTCATCGAGTCTGACGTACAGCCGGTTAGGTTTGTTTTTGTTCCCGTGCTTCTTATCTCCGATCCTAACGGAGATGGAGAGGCCTGGTGCTTTCCCGAACCTGTCTTCCAGAAGCTTCTCAGCTTCTGGAATCAGGCAGAGCGCATACTGTGCCGGGTTGCAGGCAAAGCTCATCTGGGCTTTGGTGAACCCCGGATACTCACGCGCAATCGCGGTTACCATGTCTTTCTGCTGGATGCCTGCAATATCTGCGTAACGGAGGTAGTCGATCATTCACTTGCTCCTTTCAGACATAATTCTGTACAAGTCGGTTTCTTTCTTCTTCTTACACAGGTCGCATTTAGCTGTGCCCGTACTATAAGGTTCCTTAACCACGACAAAGCCCATCAAGGACTCAGCGCACCTCACACAGAGCCTGAGAGTTTGAATTATCTTGCTCATATCATTGCCACCTTTGCTTTAAGCTCAGCAACGATGTCTTTGCCGGGGGCAGCCTTCCTTGCGGCACGCTGCTGAATTCTTGCCTGAGCCTCGTATTCCTTGGCAGAGATTATCGGAGCAGAGTTCTGTCTGCTGACCCACTGGCGGAGCTTCTCTTTCCAGTCGATAATGTAGCCGCCTCGGCCTTTGAAGTCCCCATAGTAGTCATAGAACTTCGTGAGGCTGATCTTGCCGAAGATGCCATTGTCTACTGCGTACTTGACAACTTCATCGAACGTGGGAGCTTTTTCAAATATCGGCGCGGAATCGACACTCATGAGAAGTAATCCTCCAATGACGGGAAAGTAGTTTTTACTCCCTCGTAGTTTATTTTTTGCAGCTTGTCCAGTTCTCTTGGTGTAAGCTGGACAAGAGGCTTGATCTTGCCTTTTACGGTGACGCTGCCTTCCACCCACTTTCCGTTTTTCTTGTACTTGCGATGCATAACGGATCGGATGCTGCGCAGCTGGAACACACCGTTTGGCCCGATTCCGCTTGGAACGTTCGTAACTGATATTCCAATCTTCGGCTGGGCCTTGCCTGGAGATTGGACAATCACAATCTCATACGGGCCGTTTTTGCTACGGCCCGTTTTGACTGCTTTGGCTACATAAGCTTGACCAACCCTGACCTCAGTCAAGGGAGATCACCGTCCTTTCTTTCGGCTGGTCATAGCCTTTTACGTCCTGAACCTCCTCTGCCGTCTGAAGCCCGCAGAGAACTTCCGGGCAGTATTCACGGCAGAAGAACGCAGCCGCCCTGTAATGGAACATCAGGTCAGGCATTGTCTTCCACTTGGACCCGGACTTGTTATCCCAGCCCTCGCCTCTGACCATATCCCAGGTAACGGCAGTTCCTTCGCAGACGATGTTGTCTGCCAGCCGGGTAGCCTTGCAGTAATATCCTCTAGTGTTGCCCTTGTCATCCACCAGCCGGACATACTCAAGAGGGGAGAACTTGCCGGAAGCGTTCACAGCAGCTGCGCAGAACTGACCGGACCAGCTGGGCTTGCCCTGAATCACATACAGATTCTGCATGACGTGGAGCAGACCGAAGTTCGTCCTGTTCGCCATCTCCATTGCGATCATGACCGACCACGGATCGTTTTTGTAGCTGTTGGGAACGAGTGCGGACTTGGACAATCCGCTTGCTGCGGAGAACACAGCAGCCAGCTGTTTCTTGTCCATCCAGTTGAATCTGTCAGCCGGAGCGAGCGCGTCCTCCTTCTTCGGCTCAAGCTGGGTTTCCTGTTCCTGCACGGTCTTCTGTTCGTCCATCACTTGTCTCCTTTCTTTTTTGCGATGATGTCATCCAGCGCAGAGAAGAACGTTTCGATTGCGTCGTCCAGCTCTTCGGAAATCACAGGCTTCTTTGCGTTTTCCGCTTCTTCTTCGAGGAACTTGTCGACGTCAATGTGATGCTTGGTCTTCAAAAACGCGGCGATACCTGCAAGGGTTCCCAGGTAATGCTTGTAAACATCCAGGGCGGCTTCCTCGGAGCGTTTCGCAGCCTCTCCGCAAAACGTAAGCATTAAGATTCCGATCTCTTCCTTCAGGGTTTCGGAATCGCCAGCGATTTTAAGTTCTCTTCCGCGATTGTTAACCTTCAGCATTTTTCTTTCTCCTTTTTCTTTTTGTTTTCTGAATCGCGTAGTGCATCGTGAGGCAGGCCTGAGCCAGCTCCTTGTTTTCCTCAAGCTGAATCAGTTTGTACGTACCATCTTTCTTCAGCTGCAACACCCACAGCTCTTCAACCGGCTTCTCCTTCTCAACAGCCAGTTTGTACAGATTGAGCTGAGCGGTATAGCAGAGCTTGTGAAGACCTGATATGTTTGCCGTCGTTTTGATATCCAGAACGACGGCCTTGCCATCCAACGAGCCATAGCGGTCAATCGTACCTGCATAGGGCGTTTCGTTGTCATGACCGTTGCACACAGCCCATTCGATCTTATCCCACTTGACCTCATGCTCTTTCATGAACGAGACATAGGCTTTAATGAAGCTCACAGTCTCATCGTCAACTTCCACCGATCCAAATTTATCCAGGGCTTCCGTAGCCTTGTGGACGCTCGTCCCACGCTTTGCTGCCTGATCCAGGAAGTACTGCGGGGTATCGGTGTACAACTCACGAGTCAGAAACCTTGTCAGCTCAGATACAGACGGAACCTCTTCACCATCAACCGTGTATTTGTGGCTGTCATCGTAGAACAGCAGAGTGGACATCAATCATCCCACCTTTCCCACACGCCCTCAAACGTTCCTTCATCCTCTGGCTGCTCATAACGCTCGTAATACGTGATATCCGCGTATGCGGCCAGAAAGGGGGCTTCTAGCGATTTGTCGTTGCAGGGGTATAAATCCATCTCCTTACCTCCTCCCGTTGGTTAAACTCGCTGTAAATTGCTCCTGCGTGACGTTAAGCGCCCAACACAGTCTGCGAATGTATTTCAGAGGCCATTCATCCGTGTGACGCTCGTTCATCAAGCGGGAAAACGTTCGTGTGCTGACTCCGATTACTCGTGCCAGTTCATAGTCGGGTTTATTTTCATGAACCTGGCGTTCGAGGATCAGAGCCTTGATCGGATCACGCTTTTGCGGGGTAGAAATCATCCGGATTCAGCCCCTTCTTCCTGAGACATGATCGAAGAGCCGTATCAATTTTCTTTTTCGTATAGTCCCGAATCGGCTCGGTTTTCAGGATACTATACAACCTTTGCCTGCTGAGACCTGCTTCACCCGCTAACTCGCTGTAGCTGATCCAGCAGCGGTGCATAACTGCCACCACGTTCCCTGACCACTCTGATAAGACGTCGCCGTTACCCAATTTCTTTGCTCCTTTCGAGTTCATGACATTCAACCTGTAAACTACAAAACTGTTGACATTTGACAACAGTATGTGCGATAATGTCACCGGTGATCTAAGCCTATTATCTCATAGCTGTTTACATTTTTACAGTTGACATTTGACAACAGTAGAGGGGCCATTATGAACTTCTTCGAGAACTTCTGCCATCAGTGTGATTTGAAGGGCGTCAAGCCAAGCAGAGCGCTTGAGGATGCAGGGCTGAGCAAATCTCTGTACCAGAAGTGGAGAGCGAAGCCTGACCGGATGCCATACGGTGATACAGTCAAGAAACTCTGCGATTATTTCGGGTGCTCTTATGACGCACTCGACAGCTCTGTGCCTGTTAACGGCGAGACCGATACGTATACTTTGCTGAATCAGTGCATTCTGGCTTTGCCTAAGAGGGATCGTGAACATCTCCTTTCCTACGTTCTGTTTACCTACCGTGAGGACCTGCCTGATGAAATGCAAACGCTGCGCTAGGCAGATTCCTGACAACTCTGCTTTCTGTAATTGGTGCGGAGCATATCAGCTTCGGAAGATTTCGGATGAGACCAAAGTCCCAACACCGAAGCAGCTTCCATCCGGCAGCTGGCGTATCTGGCTTGAACGGGAAAAGCTGAGCGTCGTCCGGAAGACGCCTGACGCCTGCCGAAAGGAAGCAATTCGTCTTCGCAAGCAGTGGCTGAAAGATGAAGCTGAGGGGAAACACGAGCCGCCTCCTCGAACCATCACCCTTGGGGAAGTTCTTGATACCTACATCGCTTCCAGAACCGCGACGCTTTCTGCCTCTACCATCTCCGGATACCAGAGCATTCGCGACAACCGATTCAGACTGCACATGGATGATGACGTTTCCCAACTCAATCCACAGCAGATCATTGACGATGAGATTGCACTTGGGATCGGCCCGAAGACAATTGCCAATGCCTGGCATCTCTGCGCAAGCGCTCTGAGTCAGGCGAAGGTTCAATTTGATTCTCCGAGGCTTCCACGGATCGTTAAGCATGAACGCGACTGGCTGGACTATAACCAAATCCAAACCTTCCTCAAGGCAATCGAGGGAAAACCATGCGAGCTGGGTGCGCTCCTTGCGCTCCATTCGCTGCGACGGTCTGAGCTGTTTGGACTCAAGACCGCCAATTATGATGCCAAGAAGCAGATCATCCATGTCAGGGGCGCCATGCTTTCTACCATTCAATCCGGCTGGGTTTATTCGGAGCTGAATAAAAACGACACATCCCGGAGAGATGTGCCGATTGTGATCCCTCGCCTGCATGAGCTGCTTCGGAAGGCTGATAAGAAATCCGAATTCGTCATTGGCGATACGCAGAAGAACCTGTATCGGGAGATCAATGCTGTCTGTCGCGACTGCGGTCTCCCGGAACCTGGGCTTCACGGATTACGTCACAGCTTTGCATCGCTTGCGTACCATCTTGGCTGGAAGAAGCTGAGTACACAGCAGATCGGCGGCTGGAAGAACAGCAAAGTCCTTGACCAGATATACACGCACAATGCTGATCTTGATGAAGACCTGAAAACCATGCGTGCCTATTTCGTGCAAGAAAACGACCAGCCATAATTGGCAGGAATCAGACAGATTTGTCCGATTCCAGACAGATCTGTCTGTCTACAAATGTCAACAGTAATTGGGGTACTTGTGATTTTCGCTGAAGTTGATTGGTCTCTGGCGAGTTGAGGGAAGAAGTACCTATAGGGGTTCAACTCCCCTCATCTCCACCACATTTACGGGGCTTTTGAGGCCCGTGCAAACGAACGTGCAAATAATCCCGCGTTTAATATGACCTATACGAGTTATATATAAATAAATTTATATATAACTCTATAGGTCATATTGCGTCTGTGCCTTTTGTGTCGTCCCACGGCGTCGGCTCATCCACCTTGTAGAAGCTGAACTCGAATCCGTACCGCTGCTTCGCGTCCAGCACTGCTGCGACCACGCCGGTGACTTCCGTTCCCGTACCTTCGCCATTCAGGTGCCCGTCATTCAGAACCTCCGGCACCCACGTCCACGTCTCCATATCCGCAGCTGCGGCAGACACATCATTGTCTTTTTCTTCCTCGTGGACGGAATCGTCGGTTAAACTTTCCGGAGTATCCATCACCGGGTAAACGGTCTCCCAAAACTCCTCGTCGTCTACGGGGCCATTCTGGCCCTCATACGCAATGTCGCTATAATCAACCATTTTCGGCCTCACCTCCCTTCTCAGTATCCACAGAGCTCTTTTTGCAGTTCCGGGTCCAGGGTTTCCCAGAACAGCGCTTCATGCAGTTCCCAGTATTCGCTTGCAGGACAGCCGTCAAACATGATTATGCTCCTTTCTCTTCGGCGACGAACAGCCTATCCAACAACACACACGCAGCTTGGTATTCAGGCCAGTCGGTATGACCAGCCATCTCCATCTCGTAGCAGTACTCTTCGAGTTCGTTAATCAGAATCTGTTCCGTCTTCATCTTCGGTCACAACCTCCCTGTCATAAGCTTTTTTACAGTACGTACAATCGCAGGGGCAGAAGTCTCCATCACAGATGTCAGGGTCATAGGCCCACAGGCTTACGCTCATTCGTCATTCCTCCTTACAAGCTCACGATAGTATTCCAATTCGTCCGGGTCTGGCTGAATGATGATGCTGAACCAGCAGCAACCATCCGCAGTCAGGAAATTATCGCTTTCTTCTTCGCACCACTCGCAGTAGTCTTCTTCTTTTGCGAGAAAGCCGGGGTCATTTGCATTCCCCCGGCAATGTTCGCACTGATAACAGATAGATTTCATGCGCCAACACCTACCAATTCGTATGCTCGGTCAAACAGCTGATGACCGGCAATGACATTTGCGAACCGGTTCTCTTCCCAGTTCTTCGTACGGCGGGCAGGATTGCTGTGATCGACATAATCAGCAACAGCGTTCAGGAAACCCCACTTGGTGCCGACGAATTGAGCCAGGTCCGGAGCCATCATGCAGTTGACGATCTCGTATTTCGCTGCCTTGGCAGTCTCTTTCTGACGCTCGCTCGCGTCATCTTTCAGCTTGAACATCTGATCCAGCACGGTAATCACCATGCCGGAGTTCATTTTGCTGTTTGCCAGCCGATCTGCCTCTTCGGCGAAGTGCTTCAGATACAGATCAGCCAGTTCCAGCGTCTGCCGGGCTTCAGCCAGTTTGGCCTGAATATTTCCGACGTGTCTGGTAGACCAGCTGCGCTTCGCCTGACTCAGAGCCAGGTTCAGTGTATTGTTGCAGACCACGCGAATTGGGGTCATACAACATCTCACAGCGCCGGTTCCGTCATGCGTGTTGGTGAAACACACATACGGTTCAAACTTGTCGCCGACAATATCGGTGTCAGGCAGTTTGCCAAGCAGCCAAATCTGCTTGCCGTCTCTGAGACTGCCTGCGGTCTCGTACTTCATGCCCTGACCAATCAGGCTGTCTGTGAAGTCGAAAGCCTCCTTGTTTTGCACAATGCTGTAGCGGCTGCCGACGATCCCCAATACGGAGTCGTCACTGCTGCGGGTATTTGCTACATACCCCTGAATCTGAATACCTCGCTGGTCGAATACGGGGCAAGGGTCAACCGTCCAATCCAGCCCCGCTTTTTCGATGGCCTCCTGAGAGGAGAGGGCCTCTTCGACCCTCGTTCCCAAACCGTGCCATGGTTTCTCACGAACATAGAACATATTTTCTACCAAAGCTGCCATTATCTTACCTCCTCATAAAGTCTGACGTGTTCGCAGCATTCATCCCATTCACCGTACAGCGGGTGAAACAGGTTTCCGTCCATATCGACTGTGCCAATAACTCCAAGCTTTCCGTCCTCATCTTCGTACATGATCGGAGGCCCGGGAAGGAATGCACTTCCGAGTACGTAGAACTGCTCGAGAGCATAGTTCCTTCCGCCGAACCTAAAGTAATACAGATCAAGCGCGGTATCACCCTGGAACTTGTCCTGATATGGATGATACCCGTTGCTGTCAGTTACATAATCCCACAAACGGTTGCGGGGAGACGGGTTGAAGTTGTTGCGGAGTTTGATCCACCTGCTAACCCGTCTCATTCGCTTTCCGTCTGTGGTGGTAATCACAGCTCCCACCACGATACCTCCTTAGTTGAACAGGTTTTCCAGTGCACCACGCACTGCATCACGGACAGCTTCGGACAGGATCGGGCCAACATAGTCCTCGATTGTGTTCTCAACCTCGGTCTCAATCAGGTCGTCGATCTCGGAATCCAGGTCCATGCCGTCGACATAACTCTCGACGTACTCGTCGATACGACCGCTGTCAACAGCTTCATCCACCTTGGACACGATCAGGTTGCGCAGGTTCTTCATTTTCTTTTCCTCCTCAATATTGTTTTCATATTTCAGTTCAGGCTCGGCCTTTTTCTCTTCGGGATATTCACGATGCCAACAGGCAACACAGAGGCTATTGTATAGAGGATTCAGTTCGCTACGATCAGGGCATCCTTCATTTCCTAGATTGTGCAAGTACGGGCAACCAATCGTACAGGATGCAAGTTCGTTTTCGGTGCACCTCTCAATGAATTCGGGCTTAATCTCTGCCAATTTGTCGAGGTACGTCAATTTGATCACTCCTTTCACAGCCCAAACTGCGCACGAAACATAGCCTTGTGCTTGTTCGAGGTGCGGCTATAGAACTGAGGCCCGTCATATTCCACGTAACGTCCGTTGATGATCGCAGCTACCTCGCTGGTGTAGCTGAAGCAGTGGCAGTTCTGCTCATCGTCGATCATGAATACGCAATTGCTGCCGTTGTATACGATTCTCATTTCGATGCCTCCTCAATTCTCCGTTTGTACTCCTTACGTTCGGCCTCTAACTCATCCAAATCTTCCTGAATATGCCAGCTGAATTCACAAATGTTACTATTTTCTGCGACATAATAGCGATTGAGAAGCTCAAGCGCAATTTCTTTAAGTTCTTCCATGTCTCAATATCCTTTCTGCGACATAATTTTGAATAAGCCCCATGCAGTGAATACGCACAGGGCTACAAGACTGACGATCTCATTATCGGCTCTGATTAGAACCGATAAGACCACGATACCAACCAGAACCGGCATTCCCATCACCTCACTTCATGTCGTGATCTTCCCAGGGCAGGTCTTCGTCTGCGCCGAAGCCCTCGTCCGTGAACTCAGGGGCAACTCCCATATCGGGAACAGGAGCCGGAGCAGGCGCAGCATTCTGTACTCTGTCCCCACCGCAGAAGAACACGCTATCTGCGAGGATTTCGGTGGAATAGCGCTTCTTCTGCTCCTTGTCCGTCCACTCACGAATTTGAAGCCTGCCCTGGATCAGGATGGGCTTGCCTTTCGCGAAGTATTTGGCGACGAATTCCGCCGTCCTCCGCCACGCGACGACATCCACGAAATCCGCCTTCTGACCGCCTTCGGTCTGCTTGTCGCGATCACACGCGATTCTGAAGCTGCACACCGGGATATTGCTGGAAGTGGTGCGCAGTTCGGGATTGGCGACGATCCTGCCCATAATAACTACTTGATTGATCATTGCTGTTACCTCCGAATTATAAATTTTTAATATTCGCCCTTACGGACGTTGGTGTGAGTTACTTCTATCCCGCTACCCACGGAGCGGTCAAACAATGCTCAGTTCGTGACGCTGCCACTACCGAGCATTGTAATTGACTTTAACGAACTGTAACAGTTGACATTTGACAACAGTAAGTTGATGACCAGAACCACCTGGGGTATTCAATTTGACTCAGCAATTTGATTTCACCCCCTTACACGCAATACGCAGATTCGTAAAGCATGGTTTTCATGGGCATGACTACGATTTCCTTGAGCGTGATATTAGCTTCGGCTTGCTGCCTACGCTCCTTTTCATGATGGACGAATCCCATAGCCTCGACCATTGACGCGAACCGTCTGTACGCTGCGCCCTCGATACGGACGTCGATATAGAAACTACCAACCTTATGATCTTCAACAGAGTTGATATTTACGCTCATGACTCAATCCTCCTCAAATTCTTCGATCTCAGCCCAGCCGCCGTCATCTCTGACACGACCAGCCAAGTCTTCTGCTTCTTCCAAGCTATCAACGATCTGTTCAACTTCAGGATCACCTTCATATCTCCATTCACCAAATACCAAATATTTCATCTTTCTATCTCCTTTCAACTTTCTTTCTTATTTACACCAAAAGCAGGACCGCAGATCGGAGTGCATACAACCGGAGGACGTCCATGAAGTTTTTGTAAACCGTGGGGTAGGGGCCCCGCTGTTTACAAAAAGTTCATGGATACCGCGTTGTATGCTAGCGGAGACCCGTAGGGCAACCAGTGCGCACACTGGTTGTCTGCGGTATGCTTTTCCTCCTATCTTTTCTTTTCTTTTTCTTTCTTCTCTCTCCCTCCCTATAACCCTCCCTCTCTTATCTTACTTATACAGTTGATATATACCTTTATATGCAAAACTATAGCTTATATTGTTGTTACCTGAGTTTTACGTATAACCAGCGGTATCTTAGCCTATGTTTAGACTTGAATTAGCTACCCAGGCTATGCTATGATATAGCTATACTTTTCGTGGAGAAGGGAGAGAACATGAGAGACTGCGAAAACTGCAAGCTTGCAAGAAACGGAGACTGCGCCCAGCTTGACTGTCAGGGCTTTGTTCCTCTTCCCAGGCTGACAGATGAAGACAGAGCCATCTACAAAAACGCAGCAGAACGTCTTGATTGGGACAGACACCCTCAGAACCGGCATGGAAGCCGAAGGACTGCTGAAGCTGAAGAGCGGATTAAAGCTGCGAAAAACAATCCTGCGCCAAAACTGGAACCAAAGTCTGTCTCTAAACCAAAGCAGAAATCGAAAGACAAACCTAAACACCCAACAATTGAGATTGGTAAACCTCTGTTCTACAAGGATCGTTTTACAGGCCGTATTCAGTCTGGTATCGTAATCGCCAAGCGTTGGCATGAATTCAGCTTTGTATTCGATAACCGTACTGTTGTTCTTCCCTACAAAGTTATCGGCACTCGTCTGTTTCTTTCTGCAAAAGAGGCTGAAGCAAAAGGTAAATTCACTGGGCCGTAGCGAAGCGAAGGCAAAATAAAAACCCTCCCTAACCGGGAGGGTTTTATTTGTTTTCCCAGCTTATCGCTGGTAGAACCTCACCTGCTGTCCGTATTTCTTGTCCCACTCAATCCAGAGGTCAATGTCCTTAGTCTTCAGAATGCCCAGGACTTCAGAGAGCTTCTTGCCCATCGCAGCTCCCTTCAGCTGATCGTTGATGTTCCGCATGAACATGGCGACGCCTGCGCTGTAGATCCTGGAAGTGATGATCTCGGCGGTCTTCACATCGCGGAAGATCATTTCAACGTAGGGCTGAGCTACCATCTCGGGGCGCTGCTCAGGGCTGCGGGGTTTGCTGTACTGAGCCTTCACTGCCTGCCAGTCGATGCAGCGAACCGTGTGCTTCCCGAGAGCCGGGAGCGTAACCCCCAGCATGTTGTCGACGTCGATCTCGTCAACCTCAACGCAGTCGCAGCCGTAGTACTTCCGAAGTTCGAATGTTGTCATGATAGTGATCTCCTTTCAAATTCTGGAGGTGTTCCTCCTTGATGGCGTCGTGGCATCATAGGTTCCGGGTTCTGAGAATGTTGCAGAGTGCATAAACCTGACGAGCCAGCGTAAGCAAGTTGCACAAGCCGGCGAAATGAAAAATCAGTGGGGCTATGCGCAACGCTTGTGCAACTTGCTGGAGATGGCGACAGAAGGTTTGTGCGCTCTGTCTCGTTCTCAGGTTCCGGGTTCTATGATAGAACAGAGCCTCAAGGGGGAACTCCGGAAGATGAAAGGAGAATCACGGTAGTGACAACAGAAGAACGAAGAATGTACGGAGGCAAGACGCAGTTGTTGGTTGACATCAGAGATCGACATAGACAACTGCGCAGGGTGAAGCGGACGCTTTCGGGATTGCACACGAGAGAGCGTAATGACAGGCTGGCGAGTGAAGGCACAGCAAACCTTGCGCCCTGAATCAGCAGTGCCCTGAGTGGGGCGATGACCGCAGTGAGATGTCGCAGCGACTGTGAAGACTAGAGAGATCGAACGTACAGAATCGTAAGCGCACGGTGGAGACATTGTGCGGGACATCTCTGATCAGCTGTGCGGAGATGGGTAAGATGCGAACGGCCTGGACTGACGAAGACGGTGGACTTGACCGGCAGGTTGCGCGGGACAGCGGACAGCAGCGTGTAGTTCGCACAGTGATGAGATGAGTAAACTTCCCGGTGTGGGATGGTTATGGCCTGAGCGCAGCCCCCGGTGATGCACCAAGCTACGTCTTTCGCCTATGCACCCAGCTTACTGTATTATATATACTTACGTATATAGTATTAAGCTTTGCTAGTTGTATGTGTAGGTAGGTAGATACGTTAAGCTTAGACTCTAGACTATTAACCATACCTAACACACCTAGGTTAACGATATGCAGAGAGGCAGGTAACAATACGCAAGTAGGTAGGTTAGTGCACACCCACCTGGCTGGGTGCAGGACGCAGGCGAGTACGCAGTACGTAGGGCAGCGCACAGGAGGGGAGGCTTCTCTAACGAAGGGGGCGGCGCTGCCTACCACCCAGGTAGGTGCAAATTTTGGAAGCCGGCGGAGACACCCCCCTAGGCAAAAAAGTACGCACCGTCTTCCAGTGTATATATATATTAAATCCCAGAGAGAGTTCAGACTACCCTGGGGGTCTAAAACAGGGTACGGGTGTTTGCTCTGGGAGGACCCTGCGAAAATAGTAGAAAACTGAGGACTTGACAACTGGTTCACGATAGTGTACTTTAATAGCGGAAGGTTTTTCATGACAGGCCTCCTCTTTGCATGGGATCACGACTGCTGGCCTCTTGGCGATGTGCCGGAGGTCGTATCCATGAAGCAAGCAGGGCCGTGAAAACCGGCATTACAAGACATACCTCACCTCTCCTTATTGTGGCAACCCCGGATTAAACGACTGCGAGACAGCGAATCTGGGGTATTGCCATATCTGGAAAGCAGAAAGCAGTGTACTGACAACGAACAGCGATGCCTAGGAAGAGAGCAACAACAGCAGACAAGAAAGAACTTCGTATTGACTTTGGTACAGTAAGCGCGAAGCAGGCGGAGTTTCTGGCAGCTGACACGACATATATATGCTATGGCGGAGCGAGAGGCGGGGGCAAGACCCACGTAGCGAGGCTGAAGGCGGTAGGCTTGGCGCTGAACTATCCAGGGATCAAGATACTGATGGTTCGAGCGCACTATCCTGAACTGATTGCGAACCTGATAGACCCGATGCTTGGGTGGCTTCCGAACGAGATATATAGCTACAACGGGACGGAACACAAACTGACGATCCATTGCGGGATGTTGATCGAGGGTGCTCCGGACAGTCTGATTAAATTCGGACACTATGATGGGAAAGCTGCGGAGAACGAGTACCAGGGCGTGGAGTATGACGTCATCTTCCTGGAAGAGGCGACGCAGCTGTCAGAGCGAGCATTCCAGTTCATTGGTTCGTGCATGCGTGGTGTGAACGACTTCCCGAAGCGGATGTACCTGACGTGCAACCCGGGCGGTGTCGGGCACCAGTGGGTGAAGCGTTTGTTCATAGACCGGCGGTTTATCACGGACCCGAAGAACCCGGAGCGCACGGAGAACCCGAAGGATTACACGACGATTCGGGCGACAGTAGAAGACAACCCCTGGCTTCTTGAGAAGAACCCAACGTATGTAAAGATGCTTGCGAACCTGCCGCCGGACCTGAGGCAAGCGCACCGTTACGGCGACTGGAATGCTTTGAGCGGAGCGTACTTCTCGAACTTCAGGCGTGCGACGCACACGATGGCGCGGTTCAAGATACCGAGCAGATGGAACATCTACCGGGCGTTCGACTATGGTCTTGATGCTCTGGCGGTTGGGTGGTTTGCGATAGACGAAGACGGACGTGCATGGTGCTACCGGTACTACGAGGAATCCGGGCTGATCGTAAAAGACGCAGCGAAGCGGATACTTGACCAAAGCCC